GGCCCCCAGGTGCCATGGCAACGTGAGGTGTCATGGCGGGGCAAGGATTGGTAATAATGTTGGAATGAAGATTAGCCTCGTCTAAGTGCACGAGTTAGTACTGCAGCTGTGCCCAAACCCATCATTTTCTCTCCTAGACCTCCAGTTCGCATAAACTGTTGGAGAGTACTGGACGTGGTTGTGGCGGCATAGGAACCGGGCATTGATCTCTGCGTGTCAGACGATATCGAGACGGGTTCAATGAATTGAAACGCGTTAAGACATGTGGACAAAGCACCCAAATCACACGGGGACGGCATGGCGGCGGAAGCTTGCAAGAATGCGCTGGTGGGGATGATTTCCCAATGCCAGACAACATCCAACTCCCACGAACTGCCAGCCGCGGACGCGGACGTGGTAAGGTCACCAAGAATTGTGAATGCGATTCCTGGGATCGTGTTTGCAGATATCAGGTCAACACCTGCTGGGGTGTTGCCATTGACCGAGAGCGCATGGTAACCCGGGACACCCGATGGCACCGAAACGATGCACACCGAGCCGTCGGGGTCGCGCACTATCTTGTACTTTGATGCGTGATTCAATATCGTGGCAGGCGTCAACGACCCACTAAGTGTGGTGTCGGTTTGCCCGAAATTGTATGAATTCGCTCCAAAGCCATTGATATAACCCATGTCAGGCTCGCACAGTTGCGCATTAACTGATCCAGCTCTATTCAGCTCGGATCCCAAATACGTGACTTTAGCGGCCATACAGGTACAACGCACGCGATACGAGTCGTCAGTAACGCCTGGAGATGCTTCCAGAGGAAATAGAGCTTGAAAATTCGGGACATTCTGATTCAATGACCCGAAATTATCAAATTTCCCTGACCCCGAGTTGTAGCTGGCAGTTCCCACAGTCGTCCCCTGAGGCAAAGGCATGACCGTTATTAGACGACCATGATTCACTCCTGGGGTACCGGCAGTGTCTGCCGTTACGAAAGGGATTGTCAACCGCGACTTCGCTCTGATACTACCCAAGACCTGCGTGTCTGGGATGTACGGGGATTGCGCGTTAAAAGGATCTAGTACTGCCTCTAACCAAAGAGGTGACCGGACCACTTGGCGCTGAATGCGCCTGACGGTGCGTAACGACTTGCGTGTTACTTGACTTTTCTTCTTGTTCCGCTGTTGAGCGGATTGTTGTTGCTGCTGGGCAGCAAGCTTAGCAAAGCGTTTGGACAACATGTTTTTAAGAGTTTCTTCTCTCTCCTTGCGTGGATATAGTAACCGTCTGCATTATTGCGTATCATCCATGAGCCACCGGCGCCTCGGTGTACCTAAACTAGGTTGCATAACTCACGAACGACTTCCCTCCCTCACACTACCATACGATTGACCGCCCCCTTATGCGGCTGGTTGTGGAAAGGGGGTGGGTAAGGACCACGTTTGCTACCGTAGTCCACCCACCAAGTGTGCCATTTTTGTATATCAGAAAGTTCCATTTCCCAGGCCAACGCACACAACCCCGCAACGTCAGGGGCTAGTAATGGTGCTGGGAGCCGTTTCAGGTCGGCGACCCTGTCTGTCATCGTTAATGGACTATATCGACTCTTCTGACACATAATCCACGTAAAATCTTTCCTACACTCAACATGTTGCACGTGCTGGAACAACGCCCAAGCCACGGCGCCAACAACCGGTGTCCGATAATCAGTACACATATACGACAAACATTTAGCCGCTAAAAGCGACTCACGTGTGCCGACATGACTCGTGGGGCGTGCCGTCAAATGAAACTTATTCAACGCACGCCAAATCCCACAGACTGATAATGGTCCCAGTGTGGTGTTCGGAAAGGTATACCGTCCACAGAATTTCACCAAATCCATATCTCTGAACCAATCAACCGTCGCTATCATACCGAAATCCTTAGCAGTCTTCGCTATAGGTATTTGGGTCTTTGAGCCAACGATTGCATCATCGCCTTCATGGTACGAGACGACGTCACCCTCATTCCAACTTAACAAGGGGGGTTCACCTGCTGCAACCCAGGTAATGAAATGGTTGATGAGGCCATTGCCGATGGATGTCATTGGTTCGCCAGACCACCTCTGTGATCCTGGCAACTCCACACGCCACCCATTAACATGCCTTATTTTGAACTTCCTGTCCAGTGCTTTTAGAGCAAGCATTGCGATATGCTTCTCTTCTATCGGAAAGTACGGAGTGAGAGCACCGGTTTCAATCGCCCGAAACTCACTCCGTACATTTTTGTCAAATGTCTCAAAATCACTTTCTGCCACCCACCTGTTGTGGGCGAGCAGACTGACTCGGTTGGCCTTTTCCTGTACTGTCAGTCCCTTGACTAACCACGGGAGACCGCTTAACACTTTTTCCCCCACCATGCTCGCTGGTCCTAGGTACACTAGAACTTCGTCTGGCATAGGGGTGATGTTTCGCGGTTTGTTCATCTCCTCGACTTTTATGAAGGGATTTAGCCACACCGTTTGATTTTGGGGGTCCGGGAGCTGGTCCCGCAACTTTCGGAACCGCCTTTGCGTTGCTTGTGGGTACTTGGACACCCAAAGGTTGAACGCCTCCTGCGACGACATTTGCCGATACTCCTCCGCTCGCTGCAACACTTGGGGTAACTTGTGCAACTGTTTGAGGTACTTGTCCACTTGATACGGGAGCTTCGCCATCGCTTCCGGGGAGGGCTGGGGCCGTGGTGCTGTCACCCGTAGCCTTAGACTCGCCTCCGCATTCATTTCCCCGAGATGACCCCTGGTCGCTGGTAAGCCCGGCGGCTCCAGTACTAGGGGCGGAAGTAGCATCATCCCGGGTTGTCGGAAAGGGCTGCTTCCTATCACTCGCATCCATGTACATCCTTGCCCCAACATCCAATGGCGGCAAAGTTCCTGTGTAGACTGTGTGAAAGCTGAGGACATCCCTGGCCTTAGACCAAACGGTCTTAAGCCACACGGAAAATCCCCAATGAGCAGAAAATCCTGCAATCACACCTTTCCAGCCCAACGACTGGCCTATCAGGTACGTACGAGGCAACACATATTTCAAATGGTACAAGCGGGCTGCGTCTGCATAGACGACAGATGGAATGGAGCCGTCGGTTTGCGCTCGAACGGCCACATTTGCTTGTCCCAAGAAAGTTGCGTTGCCCCAGACACGATTAGCCAATGACTCAACCACCGCTTGGTCCAGTGGTTTACCCTCGTACGTAACGGAGTCCTCATTGACAATCAGGGCGGGCCTCTTAACTAGCCCGATCTTTACACTCTTCAACCTTGGGAAGGAGGGTGGTGCTTCACCTTGTAGGGGCATCACGTAAATAACTGCAAACTCATCCTTCTGAGCCAACACCTTATAACGCAACACAGAAAAATTACCCACAATGTGTCCTTCATCTTCCCACCTATGATAACCGTGGACATAGGTCGACCCGCCTCGCACAGACATGCTGACACCTTCCGTGTCTGCAATGTACTTGTATTCGCCACCGTAACCGACATGTGCTCCGCTCTGAAAGCGGTGCGTCAAAATCATGCCGTACGACTGCGCAAATATCTCGCACAAATCATCTGCCGTGTAGTGCCAATCGCACATACTCAAGATGATACCTTGCCCGGGGCGCGGGTGCACTTCCTTTCCAGCATCCACGATCTTCACTTTAATACCTGAGAGTGCAGGCTTTTTGACACGATAAACATTTTCAAGATCCGATAGGGACTCCACTGTTAAACCAGCACCATCTTTTGGTAGCTTGATGTAGTTTGCGGCAATCCCTGCAACGTCAGTAACCGGCCCATGCTTCAATAGGGCACTGGCTGCTTCGTCATGCATGACATCTCTTATGCGTCTTGTCATACCATGACCGTTCTTCGGTCCTTGAGCATCTCCGTCAGCCCTGGTAAGGTTGACTTTGACACTATCCGGTAATGGGTAGTTAACATGAAAAACTGCCCTCACTGTCTTACCGAATAAAATTTTCCGTAGAAACTGTCGTGACGCACGCATACAACTCAAGCACCAACGTGCCACCAGAGCTGTCATCCATGCACAGGGTACAAGCACTATACCCCCCATAGTCTCCCATGACCATGGACCCCGCCAAGCAGATTGCACCGTCGCGTGAAGCCAACGTGCAATCGACCAAAATTGGTTGTGTGCTTGAAGTGTTAGACGGCAATCGCATGCGTCGCTGAGCACGACGTACGCATCTCCCATCTCTCGCCACTCCGAAGGACTTGAGTGTAACCACAACGCACAACGCGTGTGTGGAGGCAACTCCAACCACTGGGGTATCATCGACGAGCGCAAAGTCCGTACGTACGCAAGCTTGCCAACGACAAAATGGCCTAGCTGCACCAACACGGATATTGGGCCCCCGGAAACGATACTCTTGAGTATCGTGTCTGTGGTGGACGATTTCTCGCAAAAATCGCCCCTCACTTTCTCTACTGCGGGCGTCAGTGATTTGGCCCACAATGGTGTAGAGAACTCCTGGTCGACCTTCTCGCTCAATGCGACGCTGGTCGGTCCAGGAAGCTGCATCAACCACCAAGCTACGCAAGCAATGGCGGCAGACCAGCAAAAAATTGTCGAAATTGTCAACATTGTCAGTATGAGACATACCTTCAAG